ACATTATACATTATACATTATACATTGTCTATAGAATATTTAAATTATTATTTTACTTCTTCATATGTTTCGTGAAAAATATCTGATTTACATGGATAATATTCACCCTTTATACCTTGAATAATCCAATCTCCATCACTGGCAATATGTTTAACTTGATGATTGGAACCATCTTCCAATGTTTTAATTTCCAATTCACCAATCATTTCTCTACCCATATGTGCACCCAACCAAGATTTTAGAAAGTTAGAGGCAGGAAAGTTGTATTTCCATGCCTCTATTTCTACAGGTTTTTTAACAAATTTAGTCATCAACAACACCTATAAATGCATATCGAATAGCAAAATTCGAGAAATGATTTTTCAATAAACTATTCATCATAGGATAAGAATCCTCTAATTCTCTTTCATGAGAATCCCATAAAAAACTATCATGATCAATTAACATGTTAGTAACTTCTTCTCTGACTCCATCACTAACATTATCCAATGTTATATTGAGTGTTACTTCTGGTGTAACACCCGGTAGTAATACATCTACATTTGTGAAAAGTGTTTGTAATTCACCCATTAAATTGCATCCTCTATCCACAAAATTTCACCAGAAACCAAACCCTTGAAGTTAAAAGATCGCCATGCATCACTTTCAACATCAAACACTGTTACCAAATCTTCATTTTTTGATTTAGCTCTGGGTACTTTTGTTGGATCGGCTGGTTTACGTTCTGGTAAAAATGCAGGATGAAGACTACCATACATAACCCTATGATCACCATTAGATTTTTCAAATTCAAACTTAACCACACCTGATTTTAAATCATGTGTTATCTCTTCAATTCTAGTATACATTTCTCGTTCTCCTTTTAATTAACCATTAAGAACGTTTTTAATCGCTCCATTTTCAATTGTATAACTCTCATTAATTTTCGCTTTTAGTTCATCAAGACCACCAATCCAAACTCCATCATAAATTACAGCTGGAACGGTTTTAATCTGTGCATTAACATTTTCATGCAACCATTCAACTGCTTCTGGAGTATCAACCAATTTATATTGATACCCAATACCATAATTTTCACATGCCAGCTTTGCTAATTCGCAATATGGACAATCATTTTTACCATAGATTTCAATTGACAAATTTTATCTCCTCTAATTTGGTTAAATTTTTCTTGTATTCATTCCACAATTCACTGAATATATTATTCAGTTCCTTATGTTGTTTTGATTTTCTCATAATTTTACTGAATGTTTTCTCATCTAACGCTGGATCACCCTGTATATTCAATTCAATTGAACATAACGCATAAAACTTGGATTTGATTTGTAGTATATTGGCAAGTATAAAACTCTCAGTCATTATAAAACTCCGCAGTGCATTCAAACTTTCTAAAACATGATATACATTTGATGTATAATTTAATTTTATATTTTCTCAGTTTCTTATCATTCATTAATATCAAAGAATTTGGTTTATGACATACTCCACAATCTCCCTCTAAAAACAATAATTCACCATCTACATCATCTTCTGAATAGTGTTTATTAAACTTTAAGTCCATCTAAACCTCTTGAGGTAATTTTAGCACTTATCCAAGAATTGTAATAATCATCACTCAATAACACACCCCGGTTGAATTGTTCTTTTGTTTCTAAATAAGCCATTTCGGTTTTATTTTTACAGAGATATAGTATCTCTCTTTTATAATCAGATTCATCACCGACTAACAATTCCTCTTTCAGAACTTCATTGGAGCCATAATATTTCTGCCAATCAGAATTAACCTTTGTAATACGTTTGCGTTTTTTACCTTTTAGTGGTGGTCTTTTGATTGTGTTGAAGAATATTTTTTTACCAATATATTTTCGAGATGTCTTAAGATTTGTTATACAATAAACAAAACCTAAAACATCATCTGGGATATCATTTTCTGTAAATACATTATCATTTAAATACCATGTCATACATTATTTATGCAGTTTATCTAGGTGGCATTCCATATTTTTCACCAAGATAAACACTTAATGCTGCAATTTCTCTAATATGCTCCATCGTAATTTGATAATCATTTTTTGGTGAATCAGAGTACCAACTTGCAAGAACCTTACCTAAATTAACTTGAATAGCTAGTATTGCTTCACCCATAACCAACTCATGATATTCATTATATATTTCGTTATTATTATTTACCATTTCTTGATATTCTCTTTCTGTATCAATATTCTTATAAACTTCATATCTACTATACATTATATACTCCTAAAAAAAATGTGTTAATCTAGCTATTTGTCCATTTTTATGATGATGTATAAAAGCTTCAATTGCTGCCTTATTTACGTAACCATTTCTAGAATGCCAACCATCAGGTGGTGATGGGCTTCTAACCGTTTCAATATAAACACCATGATCTGAATTTATATGTGTTGATGGTGATAATACAGTGATTCCAATATGATCTTTTTCAATTCTATGTTTAGATGTATCTGTAACAAATTTTCTATCAGCATGGTGTGTGTGATGAGTATACATGTACGCATGTGTGGTTTTTCCCCACATTTCCCTTGCTTCATATTGCATCAAATTGGGAATGTCTTTTTCTTTAGCTCCATCACCATGTGTAAAACCGATAAGATTTGACCCATATACAATATATTTTCTATGGTTTATGGAAATGCTCTTGTTATCTTCACCAAAATGAACATTACCATTATTAGCAAACCATGATGAAATAGTATCAGCCAACATCCAACCAGATACATAATCATGATTTGATGGGCAAAATACAACATGTACATCAGCTAATGGTATCAATCGTTCAATAGCCTTAATATAACACATCTTAGCGGCCAAATACATATCCCACCATTGACCATCTGTATCTTGTGGTGTACCTGATGTTGTTGTCCTGCGAGCATTGTCAATATGTAGAACATCATTACCAATTACAAAAACAATTTTTTCTGGATTGTAGAATTGTGATTGCACAACTAACGCTTCAATCGCTTCTTCAACTCTCTTAACAGCAATATCAATATTATACTCATCAAACCCCGTTTCATAAGTCCTACATAATTTGCCAACATGGATATCAGCTGCATCAATAATAAGTAAATTTTGTTCTAAAAATGTTGATCTTGAAATTGGTTTATATACAGGTGCATATTTCACCATTTCTTCAATTAATTGATCCCTGATTTCAGTATATGATAAAACACCATCTGACTTCTTCCAAAGCATCGATACTTCATCATTCTTAATCCAAGCCATATTGATATCATCATATGGAACTCTGTTTTCTTTAGCGTTTCTATAGATTATGGCTTCAGGGTCTTTATGATAGTGTTTAATTCGTCTATATAAAGCACTTGTAGTAATACCCAAACTCTTTGCAGCATCTACCTTTGTATCATATAATTCAACTGCTTCAAATGCTTTAATAGCTTCATCTCTTGTAATAATCATTTATACCTTTCTAAAAAGTTTTCCCAATCAGTTCCATAACCAGAATTTATTAGGCGGTGATCTTTATTATGTGGTTGAATGAATAGATATGATTCAATATCACACTTAATACCATCCAAAATATGTGCTGGTTTATCATCAACAAAACAAACATGCTCTTTTTTATATTTATTGCGATAGTGTTTTAAAAATGATGTTTTACTCTCATTTAATCCAACACGATGATGTCTATAAAATGTAGTTTTTTTGAAAAATTTATCTAGATTTGACTTTCGTAATTCATCCACAAGAGGATCATCTGAATAAGATGAAATAGTACTTATAATCCAACCATTAGAAACAAGTTTATCCATTGCCTTTCTGGCATTTTTTATTGGTAGTAAATGCGAAAAATGTATTGATTGATTAAAACCCTTGATATAATAAATCATTTCCGCTTCAGATATACCATACCTATCATGCATTGCATAAGAGATACAATTGAATTTTTCTTTGGATTCCTTGATCAATTCAACGTCTTTTGGATGCATATTATTTTCCAACCAGAAATCAAAATTATCTTTCCAGTTAAGTAAAACTCCATCCACATCCACCAATAATATATTCAAATATATTTCCCCTTTCTATTATACTTTTTCTTCGAAATTATTACTTTGCATTTGTAACATTTATGGATGAGGGAATATGCAATTGGATTTTTCTTTTTCATATTCCCTCTCCTGATTAAATTTTTGGATAAGATGCTATAGGTTTCGCTACTGTAGCAAATCCAAATTTTTCAACAACTCGATAAACAATAATTTTTCCTGATTTTGCAACTTCGAAAAAATCACCCGGAATTACGAATGGAAACGTCTTCATGTAAACATCCTTTCAAGAAATAGAAGTGTAAAAAATCCAATTTCAGTATATTGAAAATGGGCAAGATTAAATAGAATCCACATATTTTTCTCCTCTTAATTGCATTAGTATCAATATACATTATTTATTACAGATAGTAAACCCCTATATTCATATAAATATTAAAAAGGAGTTTAAATGAATAATACTGATTACGGAAGAGGGTTTTCTACCCTAAACATAAACTTTTCCAACACCAAACCAAATGAAAATACCAAAATAAGCGGCACACACATTAATTTCAGAGGTAAAATTGTTGGAAGTCCATCTCAAAATATTACCATCCAAGGTGGTGATGATAAGGGAATATATGCAGTAAATTCAAATGAAGCTGGTGGTTTTTATATGACACAAACCCAAAGAATAACACTTATGGAAATTCTTAAGGGTATGGCAGCAACTTCAGATAATGGCAACATCTCTTCAAATAACGGTCAACTTGAAGAGATGTGTAACACCATATATAAGAACTATTGTAATTAGACTGCTACTAAATATTTACCAAACACCCAACCACGATGTCCATTTGGTGTTTCCATATAAACCCAACCAGATTTATTTTTAAGAATCGTTACTAATGTACCTTCTGGTATAGAACCAATAATTCTACCTTTAATATCATCACGTACATTTAAATTCGAATCATCTGTAATACCATATACTTGAGCAGTAGTCTTTTTGATATGTGATTCTGGTGGAGTAGTGACAATTTCTTCATCATCTACATCAATACGACCTTCAAAAATTGACCACAATGAATCAGGACAACATGGACCCGGATCAATTTTTCTAGAAGGTGCAATATCATCATGACCAACAACCTCCTTGATGTTGTAATGTTCAACTAAAATTGGAACCAATTCTGATAATACTTCAATTTGTTTAGAAGTAAATCCAGCCCACCATTTTTCTGGTCCACCATTCTTATGTTTAGCCTGTACAAAATTCCATTTTGATGCAGTATCTTCATATAGTTTTGCACCATACCAAGTTTTGAATGTTCTTACTCCACCCTCTGAACCAATATATTCAACAGGACCGGGACAAGTAACCTCAATTCCAAGAGAATACTTATTCAAACCATTTCGATTGCGCCACTTTGATCTTCCTGCATGCCACAATGCATCATTCAAATCTCCAATTTGGGTAATCTCACCTTCTGGGCTTAATACAAGTTGACAAGATGCTTGTGCAGATGATGTAGATAATGTTCTAACATCAGCATCATAATTTGCACTTGCAGTATAATGAATAACTATATATTCCATTGCACGTACTTTTCCAGACCTTTTATCTGTTCCAACATATGCAATATGCTCAGTTGAATCAGTAGCAACTAATTTATTATTAACAACTTTCAATTGTATCTCCTTTAAATTTCTCTCCAAAGATAGACGCTATTAAGTGTCCTAAACTCAATGGTTAAAACACCATCAATAACCTCTTCTCGTAGAATTTCTTGAATTTCTGTAGTGGTCCAATAATCTTGATCACTATAACTTCTAGCATAAATGCTACCAACTCTCATACGAACCCCAACTCTGGGTTTTGCATTATCTTCTACAACAGCCTTTCCAACTTCATTACGAAAAATTGCTTGACTCATCATACCAGAATCACCTTTCCGATTAATCGGAGTGCCATTATGATCTAATGCATACATCCATGCCATATTATACCTCATCACCATCTGCCATACCAATTGCCTGAAGATACAAATCAAGAATTGCTTCTTGTTCAGCACGTTCATCAGCATCCAGTTTACGAATTTGAATAATCTTTTTGATTGCCTTTGTATCAAATCCGGTAGCCTTGGCTTCACCATATACTTCCTTGATATCATCACTAATAGTTTTCTTGTCTTCTTCCAAATGTTCAACACGTTCAATAAAAGACTTAAGTTGTTCATGTGCTACAGTTGCAGTATTATTCATGTTTTTCTCCATTTTTGATTCTGATGATTTTATCAAAACCTTCATCTTCAGTTACATCTTCAAAATTATTGTACATACTTTCTATTATATCAAGTCCAATAATTTTATCTGGTCTATTTTCAACCATCCTGTTATGAAGGAGAGTAGGACTCTCTTTCTCAAAGACAATTGCATAAGTCTCAAATTCATCTTTGTTAATTTTATCAAACTTCTGTTTGCGTGACTTAGATGTAAGATTGGTTTGATCCCAAAATACAAATTCAACATCAGCAGCCAAAGCCTTTTCAAGAGCTTCGTACATAATTCTGGTTGAATCCTTAATATGGTTTTTGAAAATTTCATTATAAGTTTTACCACACTTTTTTGCGATATCTTCAATATATGCATCAGTACTCAAAACAGTGATATTACTCATATGGACACCATCATCTAGCAAAGACTTAACCATAGTCCATAATGCGGATGATTTTCCAGATGCAGGTAGACCGACAAACATAAAAAAGAATTTCATAATATATCCTTATTTAATTGGAGCTTCTAGATGGACTCGAACCATCAACTCAAATTTAGAAGATTTGTGTTATATCCAGTTTCACTATAGAAGCGTATTATATTTATACATCATATTCTCTAAGTTGTAAACGGATAATTTCATTGTATATCCTTAGTTAAGAAATGGAATCACCAATCAAGGGTGATTCCATTTGCTTTCTTGAAGTCAACCCATTTCCTACCAGATGATGTATTGTTGATAACACCATCTTTGATTATATCATTAATATTGTCTACGATATAACCAAAATCATCAAAATATTTAAACATCACTGATCGAACAAAATGATGAACATTTTTAGATGAAAGAGCAAAACCCTTTTTATCTAATTTTTCACGTTCAACTCTATCTACCTCAGAACATATTCCAACATACAAATTAACATATAATTCATCATTCAATTTTTGAGAAAATACATTAACTTTTGATTGTTGATTTTCATCCAACATTGGAATCAAATCATCGATATCACCTTGCATGATAAGCTTAACAACATCCTTTTCATAATCAAAATATGACTTCACCTTATGAAGCTGGCAATACCAATCACTCTTAATTTTGAATCTATGTCCATCTTCAAAAACAATAACATAACCCTCTTCAGTAGTTAACCCACGTGTATGAGTCATGAGTTTTTCCATGTTCTCAAATGTACCATCATAAGCTTTCACACATGGCACTCCATAATATTCAGCCAATGCTTTCATCTCATTATATGCCATATATTCACCACTATTCTTACTACGAATACCAGTAAGAACAAGTTGTGGTACGTCATATCCGATAACGATTCTGTTGTTTGGCCCCATCCATTCAAAGATAGGCTGATTCATTGGCAGGCAGTCAGATACCATATCAACATAAGATGGAGTTACAAATGCAGCAACCTCATCATGGAAATCAATAGCACCAACCTTTGTTGCCCAATATATGGAACCATCATCAAGAGAAAATGGGGCAATCATAGACCCATCCAATTTTTCCAAAATTACATGCTTCTTATCCAAATCAATGGATTTTGTTTCTTCACGCTCATCAACATTGAAAAATTTATGATATGCTCTACGCGCAATAAAACCATCCTTGTAAAAGATAAGACCACGAAATTCACGCAATACTGCAGTATCCCAATCGGTAACTGGTGGAAACGTATCGGTAAATGCTACGACATAATCAATAACATCAAAATCATCTTTCTCATAAAGACGAAAATCATCTCTATCTTCAAGCAGATGTTTCACTTCATCGATATGAGTGATTACTGGAAATTCATAATTCATAATATTTTTACCTATTCTGGGAGATAATCAAATTCTACTGGATCAAATTCTTGAATTTCACTATAGTCAAGTTCCTGATCATAAGAGTATGCATACATCCAACAACCTTCAGTGCATGGATATTCTGTAGTCCATCGAATCACTCGATATTCATCATATTTATTTCGACCAAACAACCACGGACCAGTATAGTAATCATCATTTTTTGGTGCTTCACTTATTGGTTTCCAATCAACTTTCATAATCTCATTCCTTTGTTTCTCTTATGATTAATATATCATATTCTAAACCCGTTGTAAAGTGAATATAACAATTATGCGAGTCTCAATGGACCTTTATTTAAAAATCTTATATTATCTTTAATACTTAAAGCCAATTCTTCTTCTAAAATTTTCATAATTTCTGTATTTTTAGTAAAAGTTTCGAATGTAGTTCCAGTTTCCAATTCAACACGAGGTGACAACTTTACCTGAGCACTTCTAATGAATGTGTAAAAATATACATAATTACCTTCTTGTATATGTTCTATATCGAAATTTCTATAATCTATTTCTATATTCATTTTATCTCCATGTTAATAATTAACTTTTCTTGAGTGAATCCCACGAATATGGAAACAATTCACTAATCACTTTATCCCAATCTTTAGCCAATTCTTGAATTTCAAGTTGTGCATGTGGATCACTTCTCTGTTTATATGCGTTAGCCCATGCATATAGAGAACCAGTAACATGATATGATGTGTACATGCTTTGTGGTAACACCATTCTGGCTTGTTCAGGTGCTACATTATTTTCAATCATAGCATTATAAACCAATTCAGCATGTAATAATAGATTTTCATATACATCACTAATAGATGTATCAAATTCTTCATAACCAAAACCCTTTCCATAGATAGGGTCAACAATTTCAAATTTTAGTCTGGTAATTTCATCCAAACCACTACCCTGCTTAACACTACCAACTGGAGCACTTCGCCATTTAAGCGGTGTATAAAACTCTGGTTTGTCTGATACATATCGTCTGGAAACCTCATTATAACTCCAACCCACCGTATGTTTAAACCTCTGTCGAGCTACAAAAATTGGTACAGTTTCGCGCATAGTGATAACAGCATGAGCAAATGGTGTCCAATGTCCATGTGATGCTAGATAATCAATAAGCTTTTCATCCTTAGCATCCAAAACTTCACTTTTCTTATTAAATGAAACTCTAGCAGCATTTACTACTGTCAAATCACTTCCCATATGGTCTATATATTCAGCTTGCATTTTAACCCTTTCATTATATTGATGTAAAAATGGGCGGAAAAACCGCCCATTCAAATTTAATTCAAATCATAGATCAATATGGAATCCCATCATCTTCATCTTCATCATTGCTGAATTTTGAGAAGAAATCATCTTCATCTTCATCATCTTCAATGAGTGATTCTTCATCATCTTCATCTGGTTCAGGTTCAGATTTAACCTTATCCTTTACCTTTTCTTTTTTAGTTGTTTTATTGGCTTCTTCTCTAACTGGCTCATCATCTTCATCAGATTCTTCACCAAGCCATGCTGCCAAATCGGCCTTCTGTTTTGCAACTGGTTTATACATCTTGTTTTCTGGATCGACAAGATATTTCAAATCATATTGCTGTTTCCAAATTGCTTCCATTTCTTCTTCTGTATCAGCCATAGGACTAATTGGGCCAAAAGTAGAAGAGCTATAATCAGGCATCTTAATTCTCTCTACCGTTTTAGAGATAATTTTAATTTTTAGATCACAACCTTCAATAGCGTCCCAAGGATCACATTTTACATATTCATCATCATCAAATGGTGGATTTGTATTCTTTCTATCCATAATCAACTTGAAGATTTGTGGACCCATATCAAATTTAAAAACTTTCCCATTATTTGAAGGTTCTGCAGGATCATCAATAACACGAATATTCCATACGTAATGCTTCTGTCTACGGATTATCAATTTCTTTTTTTCATCATCGGTTAATGATTCATTACCATAGATTTTACCATTATAATCATAGGCTGGATCATCCAAATCCTTATCATACGAATGATGTGAAGCATGGACATACCATTTACCAGTTTTTTTATTTTTTTGAAAATAGCTTAGGTACATTTTAAATGGTTCATCATCACCCATACTAGGTGGAAGCAATCTAATTGTTGCCTTACCATTACCATCATCACCCCGAAGGTGACTTAGTGTCCAAAAAGTTTCATCTGGACCATCATCATAAGACTTCTTGGTTTGAAGTTCTTCAATCTTTTTAGCCATTTTTTGGGAGTTTTTCTTACGGTTTTTTAGTAGTTGTGCGAATGTATCAGACATTGTTTTCCTTTGTTTTAAATCGGTTTAAGTTAAGTTTTAGTCGGTTTTAATATGACCTTTAACGATCATTATTATTTATAGATTTTTTCACTATTTCCATGACTTTTTTATCATCTATTTCAATAAAACTATCATATTTCCTTATCAAGAGGAATAAATCATCAAACAAAAATCTAGCTTTTATTCTCGATTCCCAATAGGATGTAACAGCATATACATGCTCCAACACCACCAAAGTCTCTAATTCCAATCTACCTGATAAGTATAAATTCAAAATTTTAGAACTACCATCAATTATTTTTATTGCATCTCTAATATCTTTAAACTGTTTTATGTCATTTGTAAAGTAATAATATAACGCATTGTTGATTTTTTTATATCTATGATAATTAGCATCATTAAAAGTATCAGGGAACGCTTTTGGGTCTATTATTAGATTTGCAAATATAAAACCAAATGGATCATTTCGCTTACTTATGATATTAAACACATGCTTATCATCACGCTTTTCATAAGAATCATACCCACCTTTTGTGTGGCCTTTCTGTTCAATAAAATCATATTTTACACTAGTCAAATGTAGTCTCATAGCTATATAAAACTTCCAACATTTGAATGGAGTCTTAGCTGTTGTCATTAGGTAGTCTATTCAACCTTTCAACCATCCTCAATCCTTCAGCTTCTTCATATAATTCGGCCTTCAGACCCTGTAATTTTTGAATTGCTGATGCAATACTTTCTGGTTCATAATTGTTGTATTCACAGTATATAATTAATGCTTCCATAACTGTGACATTTTTATTTTTCATTACTCTTCTTATGATTTCTTCCATTTTGTTTCCTTGATAAATATAATTAAAGTGTAAGGATAGGATAATGAATACAAATTTTCTTGAAAATGTAAACTTCTCTCTGGTTTTAAAAAGAGCACCCAAAGTTGAATTTTTTGGTAAAGGTATAACCTTACCATCAATTAGTATATCACCAGTTCTTTTACAAAATCAATTTTCAACTATAAAAGAGCAAGGTGATCATATGACATTTGCTCCATTGGATGTTACTTTTCGAGTTGATGAAAATCTTGAAAATTACAAAGAAATATTCAACTGGATGAAAAGCATAGCATTTCCCGAAAACTTTGAACAATACGGAAGACCAAAATCTTCATGGAAAAATGCTGATCCTATTAAATCAGATATAGAAATTCTCCTCTACTCTTCTAAAAATAATGTCATTCAAACTATAACGTATAAAGATGCATGGCCTACCGATCTATCATCATTCATTGTTGATATTGAACAGGAACAGGTTGTGTATCCTGAAATCACAGCTACATTTGAATATGATACATTCGATATGGTCTAATATAGCATCTATAAATATTACTATACAGTGAAACTTTGGAGATGTAAAGATGAAAATTGAAGATATTATAAAAATGTGGTCTGAAGATTCGAATATAGATAAGAATGATACTATAGAAGAAAGCGTTAGAACCATAAGACTACATGCAAAATACTATGAAATATTCATTAGAGAAAGACTAAAACTAGCTCAGATGGATGAAGAGAAAAACACCATCTTGTATTTGAAGAATGAATACTACAATGGTGATTTAGATTTTGAAACGCTTAAAGAACATGGTTGGCCTCAATTCCAAAAGAAAATTCTAAAAAGTGATATTGAACGACATATAAAGGCTGATAAAGATGTAATAAATTTCAACCTAAAATATGCAGTTCAAAAAGAAAAAGCACTTGCATTACAAGAAATAATCAAGTCGTTAAACCAGAGAACATTCCACATCAAAAATATAAATGATGCTAAAAAATTTGCAGCGGGAGAATATTAAAATGTCAGTAATGGATGCAGATATTGTAATTAAACAAGTTGATGAAGTACATTGTAAGATAATTGGTGATAAAGCTGATCTGTTACCTATTCAGGAACATTTTACATTTTTTGCTGAAGATTATAGATGGCATCCAAGGTTTAAAAGTGGGTTCTGGGATGGTAAAATCCGTCTTCTGAATATGAATACGAAATTGTTACTCAAAGGTCTTATTCCAAATTTGATTAAATTCTGTGATGATAATGACATAACATACAATCTTGATGATAATTTGTTTCCTGAAGTCAACTATGAATTAAATGATGCTGATATAGTAAAAATGTATGAGACATTAAAGGCTCCATATACACCAAAAACATATCAGATCGATGCAGTTAAACAATCAATTAATTCAAATAGAGGAATCATTTTATCTCCAACTGCATCAGGTAAATCATATTTCTTATATGGTATTGCAAGATTCTATCAAAAAATGGGACTTAAGGTTTTAATATTAGTTCATAGAGCTGGTCTTGTAAAACAGTTAATTGATGATAATTTTTGTGAAGAATACGATTGTAACAGAAATTCCTTTACATCACATAAAATATATGCTGGTAAAGAAAAGGATGTTATTTGTGATATAACTGCTTCAACATGGCAATCTATCTATAAAATGCCAGCAGATTTTTATCACAAATATGATGTTGTAATAGCAGATGAAGTTCATGCATGGACTTCGAAATCATGTATAGCAATCATGGAAGCCTGTAAGCATATTGTTTACAGACATGGTACATCTGGTACACTACAAGATATCAAAGAAAAAAGACTTACTCTTGAAGGTTTATTTGGACCACCTATCAAAGTTGCCGATACAGTTGAATTGATGGAAAGTGGAGATATAGCCAAACTTAAAATCAAGGGTTTAATTTTCAATTATCCATTGGATGAATGTAAACATATTTCAACACCTATTATATTAAAAAATGATGATAGTGGACGAAAAGCCAAATCCGTTGCACAAAAAATGTATGTTCGTGAAACAAAGTTCATTGAAGAGCACCCAAAAAGACATAAAGTTTTAATAGATTTGATAAACAAATATAAAGGTAATACACTTGTGGCCTTTGTACATACTGATCATGGTAAACGAATTTATGATGATATCAAGGGTGATAAATTTTATATTGATGGTAGTGTACCAATCGAAAAGAGAGCACAATATCAAAAATATATGGATACTCATAATAATGTTACAGGTGTTGTTTCAATAGGTACATTTGCTGAAGGTATAAATATTAAGAACGTCAACAGAGTTATATTAGCTGGTTTATTAAAATCTAAAGTCAAACTATTACAATTGATAGGTAGAGGATTAAGACTATCTGCTATTAAATCAGCAGTGATATTCATCGATATTGGTGATAATTTAAGATATAAAAAACATAACAATTATGCTCTTAATCATTGTATTGAACGTTATAAGAGATACAAAGAGGAAAAATTTGAACTAGAAATTATAGAAAAGGATATTTAATGTCAAATATTAAGTGTTATAAACTAATTAATGGTCTTACTATTATAGGTGAACATATATCTAGAAATATTTTTAATTCAAAAATTAAGTTTCCAATA